AACCAGTCGTTCCATCTTGACCGCCTCCGCCATTCTTTCCGCCCCCTTGCATACCGCCGTCGGGCGTTGTGGCGTGGTCAGCTCCGCTTCGACCACCGCCACCACCGCCCCCAGCGGACGAGCCATTAGGGCTTGACGATTCGCCGTCTTTTTTCTCAGTAGAACTTGATGAGCCGGTAGAACCAACAGTAGAACTTTCTTCTTTTGGTTTGTGTTTGTAAGTACACACTACAGAAAAAGTACCGTTCGATTTTTTGCCAAAGGTCATATTAGAACCCGGACCGCAGTCACCCTCTTGGCTAGAAACTCTCTCCCTTTCGATTGGGGCTGAACCCAATGGACGCCCCCCATTTCCGTCAGGTTCATAAATTTGACAAAATCTTCCTCCACTTGTATGGTCCATCATTCTCATTGCCCAACCATGTTTATCTGTACCCGAACACGCGCCTTCATATGTGTCAGAGATTGCACCAGTCATTTCATTTACATAAATATTCTCTAGTTTTTTAGAACCTGTACCGCCTTTACCGCCTGTTCCTGAGCTTCCTG